ATATTTTGAAATACTCCAAGAATACAATCATAAAATATGTGTATCTTGGAGAGAAGCATTACAATATGATTGGTGCTTTTCAGATGATTTAAGAATAGTTCAAATACTGGTAAGAAATGACACTCCACCTAGAGGAGACCCAAGAGGAACATACAATCAAGGATATGTTAGAACCTGTGTTGGTGTATTTCCTATAAATGAAAAAACATTTATGGATACTAAGTTTGAACTGCATCCTAATAGATATTCTATAGGACAGTCTAAAAAAGACTTTGTTGAAAGATTAACTGCAAGAGATATCTTAACTCAGAAAGAAGAATTATTTTGCACTTATGTTGCTAATGGAATGAATCCTACTAAAGCATATACAACATCATATGAAACAAATAATACATTTTATGCTAATATGTCATCTAATAGATTACTACAACAAGAAAGAATACAGTCATCAATATCTGATGAAGTAGACAGAGTATTAACAGAAGAAGGAGTATCTAAATCTTATATTGTACAGAAGTATAAGCAACTTGTAGATGATGGATTATTAGATATGAAACATTGCTCGGCTTCTGTTAGAGCTGCATTAAGGGATTTATCTGAGATTTCAAATATGTTCCCAAGTAAAGATAAAACAACTCAAAGCATTACTACTACTGTTGCTGAGATTCCACAAGATAGATTATTAGCTATCAAACAAAAAAGAGCACAGTTACTAGGAATGAAAACAATGGAAGTTACAGATGAACCAAGACGAGAAATTAATGAAACACATACTCCACAACAAGTTGTCAGAAGCAGTAGACTCGTTTCCAACTATGAGGAGAATGGACTTAATGAACTGCTCGGCAGCTAGACTTGAAGTCGAAGTAAGTAGGTATAATTGTATTATGCTAATGTACACAGAAGGTGAAGAATTAGTTATTAAATACTCAGTTAATTAATATGTCAACAGGAATACATATAGGTAACATATCTCATAAAGAAGAAATACTAGAAATTGCACTGCAAAGTTCTATTGATTTTGGTATGCTATTTTTGCCTAATGACTTTAGAGTAGAAACAGTTGCTCCATATCATTATGAGATGGCTAAACTAAAAGATGACATAACTAATCTTAAACCAAAGATTTTCATGATTTCTCGTGGTCATGGAAAGACTAAATTGACACAAGCTTCTATATTAAAAGACATCGTTACATACGATTATGATGTTGCTTTAAAAGAATCTTTCATTGTTTGGGTAGCTACTAACAAAACTCAATCAATGAGAAACGTCAACTTCATTAAATATCAGATTGAGAACAATGAAAAGTTAAGATACTATTTTGGGGATTTATCAGGAGAGAAAAAAGGGTCAGGTAAATGGAATCAAGAAGAATTAGATTTCAACAATAAATGTTCTATGATTTGTAGAGCAGGTCTTCATGGTATTCGTGGATTGTTAAAAGACCATTTAAGACCTAATAGATTCATACTTGATGACTTTGAAGATGAGTCAAATACAAAGACAGTATATTCTAGAAACATGAATGCTTCAGCTGTAAGTTCTGTTATCATGCCTGCTCTTGACCCAGAGATTGGTAGGATAGAACTAAATCAGACTCCTGTGCATTATGACTGCTTTGTAATGAGAGTATATGACGAGTTACTTGAATGGAGAAAAAAGGGTAACTTAGATGAAGATTTTTCGTGGGTTGTTTATAAAAGAGCTACTACAATAGAACATCCTTTATGGCCAGAATACTTTGATAAAGCAAAACTGAAGACCAGAAAGCGCCAATTAGAACAAGCAGGTCAAGGTCATACATGGTCTCAAGAGTACGAAATGGAAGTTACAAATGATGAGACTTCATTATTTGGAAAGAAAGTCATTAAGTATTGGGATGGCAATTTTGTAGTAGAGAATGGAACAAACTATATTGATTTCACTGAGGTTGGTGGAGTAAAGCTCAATGTCAGAAAGCGGGTACTTACATTCTTAGGATGTGACCCTGCTTCTGATATTATTTCTAGAACATCATCTGATACAGCTATTAATGTTATTGCTATTGATGAAGATAAAAACATATATGTATTATACACATATAATGCTAAAAATCTTCCTGATATAGCACTTGAAAGTGATGGTAAAAATCTAGGTACATCTAATATGTTATTAGACTTATCATTAGAATATAATACTACACGCTCAGGAGCAGAGAAAACAGCTTTATCTTCTGGAGTTTTTAATAGTATAACATACTTAAAAGATAAGAATCCAGTTAAATATGATAAAGTTCATATAATGGGCTTATCTCATGAATCAACTAATAAAATAGATAGGATTTATAATGGATTAGTAACAGTATTAAACTCAGGTAAAGTTTATATAAGATATGAACAATCTCGTCTTGAAACTGAAATAGTTACATTTGGTGAGTATGCAAAGTATATAGATTTACTTGATTCATTAGAGATGTCTAAGAGAATTTCTTATGCTCCTGATAAAGAGAAGGTAGAAGAAAAGAAAGGCAGAATATTAGACCCATGGGAAGTTCAAAGATTCTATGAGAACAATACTTCTGGAGATAATTGGAAGACAATTTAAAACATAAATAAATGGAAAACAAAAAAGCAAAAGCTGATAGAATAAAGAACTTATATGAGAGACTTAAAAACTCTCAGAGACAGAATTGGCTATATTCATCTCAAAAAGCATTTTCATTCTTCTTAGGAAATCAAATGACTATTGAAGAGTATAATGCTTTAAAAGAGAAGAAGATGCCTACTTTTATAGTAAACAAAATGACTCCACAGATTGAGTTAATGATGTTCTTTTTAACTGCAAAAACACCTAGATGGCAAGCAGTTGGAATTGATGGAACAGATGGCGAATTAGCAAGTTTACATGCTACTATGGCACAGTATGTATGGAAAGAATCTAAAGGTCAATCTAAGCTTTCTCAATGTGTTAGAGATTCATTAACAAAAGGAATGGGATATTTTCATATAGGCATTGACCCTGATAGAGATGAAGGATTAGGAGAAGTAACAGTTGAAACTATTGAACCATGGGATGTATATGTAGACCCTCATTCAAGAGACCCGTTCTTTTCTGATGCTTCATTCTTAATGATAAGTAGATTTAAAACCAAAGAACAGTTAATGCTTGATTTCCCTGAATTAACTGAGGTTGATATACTTAAGATTACTGGAGAATACGATAGAGATAAAATGCTATTTAATTTTGTTTCTCCTACTCCTGTTCACTCATATGATATTGACGATGGTATTTCTAAGGATGGAGAAGCTGTTGAGTTTTTCAGATACTATGAGTATTATGAGAAAAGAAAAGTTGCATACGTAAGGGTAATGTATAAACTTGAAGGAGAGATTCAGCATTCTAAAATGCCACTTAAAGATTGGAAGAAGATTAAAGATGCTATTCCTGAAGAGTCTATTATTGATGTTATTCAGTATTACAAGGTTAAAGTATTCAGAAGTCATTTAATTGGTGATTTACTAATTGAAGACGATGTTGAAATGCCTGGAGATAATTATCCTGTAATACCACTTTGTTACAGACACGTTGGAAATCCATATCCAATGTCTGCCGCTATGGATTTAGTAGGTAAGCAGGAAGAAGTTAATAAATCTCACCAAATAATGATTCATCATGCTAACTTATCATCTGTTCCTAGATGGTTAGCTGAAAAAGGAACTATAACAAACGGAGAAGAATTTGCTAAGCAATCATCAACTCCTGGTGCGGTTCTTGAGTATAATCCTGATTCTGTTGGAAGACCACCTACAGCTGTTCAACCATTACCACTTAATAATGCTTTCTATACGATTGCTAAAGAAGGCGTTGCAGATATGGAATATATCAGTGGTATGAATGCTTATATGCAAGGTCAAGGAGATATGTCAGGTAGAGAGCCATATCGTGGTTTATTGGCTCGTGATGATTTTGGTACTAGACGTATCAGAGGATTTGCTACTAATATATTGAATGAATTTCTTACATTAACTGGTAAAATCATTGATGATTATGCTACTTATTTGTATAGAACTGAAAAGGTAATCTCGATTGCAACTCCAGAAGACCCAGAATCTGTACAATTATTTACATTGAATCAGATTACCGAAGAAGGAATTGCCAAGTTCTATGATGAGCAACAAACTAGATACAACATTCAATTTGTTGGTGGTAGTACTTTGTTAATTAATAGATGGGCTGAACTTGAAGAGTACATGGAACTTTATAAGATGGGAATCATTGATAAAGAGACTGTATTGTACAAGACTGACTTGCCTAATAAGAAAGCAATTGTTGAAAAGATTGGTTCATTACAACAATTACAAGGGCAAATTCAGCAATTAACTGAGTCATTAGAGAAAGCTGAAAAAGAAAGTGAAATACTTGAAAGACAATTAGTCAGCACAAGAATTACACAAAAAGTTTACGAAGCTGCAATTGATATTGAAGGTGAGAAGGCTAGATTTATAGCTGAATTATCTACATTATTAAAGCAGGGTAAAATGGATGGTGAAGGAATGAAGGCTAAAGTTGAAGAATTTCTTGCTAAACAGGACTTGGAAAATGAAAAGGTCAGAGTCCAAAATAAATCGACTAACACAAGTAAATAAATACTTGACAATTAATTAATTATAAGGTACTATTATGTCAACGAAACTTTCTAACTTCTCATTTGATGATGTCGAAGCGGCAGAATCAGAGAATGAAAATGTAAATACAGGTAAAGAAAAATCATCTAAAGAAGTACTTGCTGATGCCTTTCAAGAAGAACTTGAAGCTGAAGTAGAAACAACTGAAGATAATTACGATATTTCAAACACTGCTTTTGCATTGCTAGAGACCGATGATTTTATCATGACTGATAAAGGCATCATTTCCAAATCTGCACCGAAGGATAATTCTAAAAAATCTGTTAAAGATGAGAACCCTGATGGAGACAAGATTCTTGGAAAATTCAACACAGTAGATGACTTAGTAAAGTCTTATACTGAATTAGAGAAAAAATTAGGTAGCAGTTCTGAAGCTGTAAACAAGCTTAGAGAAGTTGAACCTGTACTTCCAATGTTAGAAGCCATGATTAATGATGATGGTTTCCTTGAAATGGCAGAA